TGCTGACGGCGTCGGTGCCGAGAAGTCCTGCAGCCTGGCAATGAGCGTGTCACCAGCGATCAGGTTGGTATGCCAGCCGGTGAGGTCGAGATCCGTCACTGACAGCGACGTCAGCGTTGGGATCGTCCCGCTGCCGTACAGATGCGCGAAACGAGACGGCGCGTCTAGCTGGGTCATGATCACGTCCACTACCGCGGAGGTCACCGCAGCCAGCACCCCGGTTTGAGTCCCGGCGTACATATGCGCCCAGACAATCGTGCACGGATACGGGATCTCGACCAGCATCGGCGACACCGCAGTAGCCGAAAGCCCGACGCCGCCAGCGCTGAAGGTCCAGTTGACGGTGAGCGGTCGAACAGCAGGATCAGTCTTGTACGGCTGCGCTTTCTGCAGCAGCAGCGCGAACGCCTTATCGAGATCGGCGTCGACACTCACGCGAGCAGCTCCAACGTCTGGATAAACCAGTCCGCGTCCGATTCACGTGTAACGCTCAAACACCACAAACTCTGCGACGTGCCGAGCATCGGTGAGTTGATGCTGATCACGTTGCCAGGGCCGATCAGCTCATCGCGAGGCGTCTGTAGTCCACTCAACTTCACCAGTTCGTGGTCAGAGTCACCGCGGACGTAATCGAGCACCGCTTCGCAGGAGATGCCTGATCGCGGATCGTCTTCGGTGTCGCGTTCGATCATCTCGCTGGAGAAGGCATACGGAATCGTTCCGTCAGGGATCGGGTCTGGCGATCTGAACGTCACCGCACCTAGACCATCGCCGTAGTCGAAGCCGGTGACTTCCCAGGCATTGAAGGTGTCGAACGTCTCTCGCTGGGTATGCGCGCCTTCAAAGATGTCGACGCCCTCGACGAAACTGAAATCGGCCGGCAAGCCAGCCGGGTCGCCGAGCACCTGAGTGCGATAGATGCTGCCGTCCGTCGATTCCACAATCTTGTAGCCGAGGCTCGCCTTCGTCAGCCGCTGCAGATAGTCAAGCGCGGTTTCTCCCTTGCGCCAGGTGTAGCCGTCAGGTGCAGTGGCACCGCGGATGATGCCCGTTCCGCCAATATGACTGGAGTTGTAATCCACCCCCACGATGTCGAGCACTGCCTTGGCGATGTTCTCATCAGTTGCCGCCCCGCCAGTCAGATCACTCAACGTCAAGCCTTGCGCGCGGTTGTTGCGGTACTTCTGCACCGCGTACAGCGGCCCGCGGCAGATCAACTCGAAGTGCGGTCCGCTGTTCAGGTAGTCGCCTTCGTAGACCGTCCCATGAAAGCAAGTGACATTATTCGCACCTCCGCCGAGCGCGATGGTGACCGAGTCTCCCTGTCCCCAGCTCGGCGCGCTGACGCAGCGGACATAGCCCTTGCTCACCGGATCGGCGAATGACGTCTCGACACGAGCTCCGATCACCAACGCGGTGTCGATCTGGACGCCGTTGAGTGTGGCCGTCGCATAGGGAGCCCAGATAGAAGAGGTCACGTCAGCACGAACGATGCTCGCGCCTTGACCTGACCATCAGCGCGCGGCGGATCGGGATCGGATTCTTTGAGCACCGCGCCGACACTGTCCCAATGATCGATGACGAGCGTGCCGGCCTTGCCGCGCAGCAAGGCAAACGACACGTACTGGCCGCGGTCGGTGAACAGACAGCTCACCGTGCGATTGACCTCGCGCTGCCCGCCCAGGCTGATCGCGATCGCGTTGCCGCCAGGAAAGCCGCGGACGTTCACGGACGACGTGGCCGGCTCAGACCAGGACTCCTCCAGCGCCGTGAAGGTCACCGATCCACTCGCTGGCACGCTGAAACTCGACATCGCTTCTAGACGGTCCCGGTATCTAATTGCGGAATGCCGGTGTTGTCCGGTGGCGGAGCCGCGCGGCGACTGGCGCCTGCAATCGCCGCCGCCATCTCGTTCAGAAACGCCAGCCGGCTAGCCTCATCGCTCACGTTCAGCACACCGATGTTGACCAGCGGCCCGCTCGCGCCGCCACCGCCACCAGGCGTGAAGGAGGCCGGCGTAAGACTCGGTCCGGTAGGAGCGGCCGGACTGACGCCACCACCCGGTTTCAGGAAGTCGGGGAGTTGGAAATTCTGGATGGCTACCGCAAAGTTGTTCAGCGAGGCCGCGGCGTCGTTGAAGAAGGCCGCCAGTCCCTGGACGATGGCCCCCAGTGGACCGATGTTGGCAACCATCGCACCGAACTTATCAGACACGTCGCTGATGATTGGCTGCAATGGAGCGAGCGCCCCCTGCAATGCCTGGAAGCCTGGCACCAGCACGTTCTCGAAGAGCCCCTGCAGCGCGGTCCCGCCCACCGCGGCCAGCGATCCGATGACGTTGAACATCGCGCCGAAGAAACTGCTCAGCGCGTCAAACAACGGCTGCAGCGTGGCGACCTGAGCGCCCATCGTCGCCAGCGCATTCGGCAGATCGGTCTGGAAGAATTGCAGCACCTTGGGCGCGGCGTCCGAGACGAACGCCAGGAAGAGTTGGCTGATCTGATCGAAGATCGGACCCAGGAATCCGGCCAGCGTATTGGCCGTCGCCGCGATAGCCGGCACCAGGTTGTTCTGGATCGCATCCCAGAGCGTGAGCACGGCGTCGTGGAACTGCTGACTGTTCTGGAAGGCGAAGATGAGGCCGGCGCCGAGCAGCGCGATCGCCGCGACCGCTAACCCGATCGGACCAAACACGATCGCCAGGATGGCTCCGAGCGCGCCGAATGCCGCCGGCAGTGCTGCCAGGAACGGCGCGATCAGGATGAAGGCGCCGAGCAAGCCAAGGAATGCTCCGACTCCAGCGGTGATGAACACCACCAGCTTCTGCGTCTCGGGAGAAAGCGTGCTGAACTGATCGACCACTCCGCGTGCCTGGTCGGCCAGATTTCTGAGTGTCGGCAGAAACAGGTTGCCGATGATGATCTCGACTGTCTCAAGCGAGCCGCCGAGGTTCTGCATGGCGCCGTCGAAGTTGTCCAAGCGCGTCTTCGCGGCGTCAAAGGCCGACACCTTGCCGACCTCGTCGTGGAATTGATTGACCGCGTCGCCACCAGTCTTGAACAGGATCGAGGCAGCTCGCACCGCGTCCGTGCCGAACAGCGTCTGGAGCGTGTTGATGCGCTGCTCGTCGGTCAGGCCACTCAGTGCGTCCTGCAGGATCTGCGAGATGTCGGCCAGGCTCCGCAGATGCCCCTCGGCATTGAAGAACACGTTGGCGCCATCGGCGGTAATCAAACCGAGCTGCTTGAACTCGTTGCTCGCCTTCTTGGTGCTCGGCACCAGGTTCAGCAACATGGTCTTGAGCGAGGTGCCGGCGTCCTGGCCGCGTAGCCCGTTATTCGCGAACACGCCGAGCGCGGCCGTCGTGTCGGCCAGGCTCAGCCCCATCTGCGACGCCACCGGCCCAACCGCTTGCAAGCCGAACTGCAATTGCGAGATGTCCGCGGCTGAGGCATTCGCGGTGCCCGCCAGCAGATCGACCACGCTGGACAGGTCGGAGGCCTGAATGCTGAACGTGTTCATCGCCGTCGCGGCCACCGTCGCGGCCTGAGCTACAGGGATACCGGTCGCTGCCGCCAGACTCAGCGCGGCCGTGCCGGCACCGTCCAGTACGTCCTGAGCCGAGATGCCAGCCTTGACCAGCTCCTCGATCCCCGCGGCGGCCTCGCGGCTGGTGAACACCGTGTCGCGGCCAAGCTTGAGCGCGAGATCGGACAGCGCACCGCTGAGCGCCTGCGCTTCGTTTGGCGACATCACTGCCTGGACACCAGACATCTGCTTCTGGAAATCGGCCGCAGTGCTGATCGACAGGCCCAGCCCGGCGGCAATCGATCCTGCCGCTGCTTCAAAGGCCAGCGCGACCGGCGTCGCTGTCTTGAACTGCTGTGTCGTACCGTTGAGTTGAGCTCCGAGATTGTTCAGCCCGTTGACCGCGCCACTGACGTCGGCGCTCACGCTGACGAACAGATCAGCTATGGACGTCGCCATTTACGTCTGCTCAACCAGCAGCGAGCACAATGCGCTGATGCGCTCGCTCATAGCCACCGCTCTCCTGCTGCTCTTCGCTACCGCATGCGCGGCCTCATCGGCCGCCACGGCTCCTACCGCCCCCACCAGCGCGGCGACTCGCCCGCCCACTGCCGTGCCGGCCACCGCTACTCCGTCACCCGACTATCGCGCTATGCGATCGAAGATCGAGGGACCGCTGGCGTCGATGATCGTCGCGCTGCGAGCCGGCGACCACGGCAATGCCGCGGCGTTCTACGCTCAGTTCAACGCCGCGGCAGACGAGGTCATGCCGAAGCTTGACCTGGACCTGTCCTACAACGGCAACCTGCTGCATTCGACCATCGTCAACGTCCGCGGACATCCCAACGACCTGTCCGCGCTCGAATCTGACCGGCGCTCCCTGCTCACCGATTTGCAATGACCTATGCCCGCATCCTGCTCGCGATCGCACGGGCGTTGGCCTTATTCTCGGCGCGCTGTCGAGCCTGCTCCTGCTCGCGATGCTCAAGTTGATAGAACCCGGCCCACTCGGCGAACTCACGCGCCGACATCCGTCGCAAGAGTTCCGCCCGTGTCATCTTGAGCTCCCGCGCCAGGAAGAACTCGAATCGTTTGACCGGGTTGAGCGCGAACTCTTTTATCAGCCTCCGCGACTGCCAAATCTGACAGTCCGGAGGCCTCCGAGATCGATTTGATGATCCTGGCGATCACGACTGCTGACTTGTCGAGCACCCGCTCGTAATCGTCGAGATCGAACTTTGGCTCGATCACCCCTTCGACAAAGAGCAGTGCCTCTAACTTCTGGTTATCAGTCGTGTCCTTGCCAAACCGATCCCTGGTGGTAGCTGAACGCAGCATACGGTCGGTCTGCTTTTTGGTGAAGCTGCGAATCCGCACCGACCCGCCCCACTCCGGTACGTCCACGGTGCGCTCTTCGATATCCTGCGCCTTCCAGATTTCGTCGGCCGTCAGGATGTGCGGCGGGTCAGTCTCGAATGCCATGTGCCCTCCTCGGGGAGATGGTGTTTCCCAATTGGTTACGAGTCAGTGATCGTTCCTGCCACGGCGAGCTCGGCCGCCCACGTCGCGGTGTCGTCGCCTGGCGTGGTCACCGTGTACGACGCCACATAGGCGCTGCCGGCGATGGTCCTGCCACCAGCACCGGCCGGCTTGTGGCTGAACGCTGAGGTCGCTGGAGTCGTGGCCAGCATCAGTCCTGAGACGAGTGCGTCTAGAGTCGGATCCCATCCACCCTCAAGACTGATCGTCCCAGAGTAGGCGCCAACCAGTTTGGTCGCGGCAGAGCCGCCGATGGGCTTGATGTCCTTGATGTCGCGGGTGATGTCAACTTTGACGCTCGTCGTGTACGCGGATATGTCGGTCCCTCCGAGCGAGAAGGTTGCGACGTTACCTGAATTGAAAGCCACGGCTTACCCGACCCTTCTTTCTGCAGAGGATCGAGCGAACGCATCGTCGTGCGGTGGCTCTGTGCTTTGCGAAGCCTCTATCGGAGGCGTGGCGCCAAGTGTCCACATGCTGCCACGCGGCAGGTTGTATCGCTGCTCGATCGCAGCGACGCAAGTCAGCAACCCTCGCCTGATCTGGACCCACATCTCGCGATCTCGATCCGTCACTGGTCAGCCGGCTGGAACCGAATACGGTAGAACCCGCCCAGATACACCACCGGAATGCCGTTCACCGAATCCTTGCGCTGGTGCGGCTGCTCGCGGTTGCACGAGGTGATCCGCACGTCTCGGATGATGGTGCCTTGCGTTGGCACCGCGAGCACCGCGTCGATGCGGTCCGCGATTCCCTCGATCGGGTTGTAGGAAGAGCCGTCTCCAATCGCACGCACCAGGTAGAGCACACTTGAGAGCCGCGCGTTGAAGGTCAGCAACTTGTCGGAACCGCCCAGATAGGCAAAGACCACCATTGGCGCCGGCGCGCTTTCCGGCGCCTCGTCGGCGTAGATCCGATGGCTGACTGCCGACGACAGCACCGCGTCGTTGTCGAGCACCCCCCACATCCACTGATCGACGCGAGAAAGGTCCGCGGTCATACATTCGCGATGCTCGACATGCTCGAAATAAAGGTGTTCTTGTTGGGCTCGATGGACGGGAACAAAAAGGGATGAGGCGCCATGTAGCGCGTGCCCAGCTCATTGAAGAGCCCGTACTGAACGGCGACGCCGACGATGTCCGCATACGCGGTATCGGGTGGCGGCCCGGTGATGTACTGGGCGTTGTGCGGCGTCACCTCTTGCTGGATCTGCGCGAGCGGGTTCAGCGAGCTCGCCGCGCTGGCGTGCTGACCGTAGTCGCTTTCGTTCGGCGTGCTCACGTAGATACTCTGCGACAGCGCTCCGGTGCGGCGTGGTGCGATCTCGCGTGACAACTCCTGAATGCTGCGGGCCGTCTCGTCAACCGCGGCCGAAGCGTTGGGGCCGAGCTGGCCGATCAATCTGACCAGCTTGACGTTGTTGAGCGTCACCGAGACGGACATCAGATCAGGCGGTGCCCAGCGAGATAACCCGCGCGGTCACCGAGGTTCCCGAGCTGAAGTCGATGTAGACGAAGTTGCTGCCGTCGTTGAAGAGCGTCTTGTCGAACGGCCCGCAGACCTTGGTGGTGGCGTTGGTGACGTTCACCACCAGGTCGGCGATCGCGTACTGGACCACACCCACGGTGTAGACGCCGTTGGTGGTGAAGGTCGCGTTGATCGGGCTGGCCGCGCCGTTGGTGATCTCGATCAACTCGCGGCCGGTGTTCACGAACTGATTGCCGTTGCCGGCGTCCACCGCGGCTGAGGCCGGCAGCACAGTCCCGGCGGCGGCGGTGCTG